TATAAGGATTAATATGAGTCAAGTATCAGATGTAGTTTTAGCCAATCAAGGATTTGCTTCTTTTAGAACAGAATTAAACAATATTCTAGGAGCAATAAATTCTACTCATGTTGGTAGTTCAAGACCATCATCGGCTGTTGCTGGAAGTCTATTCATAGATAACGCAACAACAAACGTACTTAAAGTTAAGATTTTTGATGGCTCTGATGACGTAGAGTTATTTCAAATAAACACATCAACAAATGCTGTCACTAGCACAATGTCGGTCACAGGTACTATATCTGAAACAGACCCAAATGCTTTGCCACTAGCAATAGCTTTAGGATAAGGAGAATAAATGGCAAATACTTTTAAAGTTAAAACAAATGGTGCGATGCCATCTTCGGCTGGAACTCCACTTACTCTTTACACAGTACCATCATCTACAACAACAGTAGTTATTGGATTAACACTTTGTAATATTCACACAACTTCTGTTACAGCAGATGTTCAATTAGTATCAGATACTTCAGATACAGAAACAAACGAAACAGTTTTATTAATTAAAGATGTCAGTATTCCAGCTGGGTCATCTTTAGAACTTTTAACAGGTGGTAAAGTTGTTCTTCAAACAACTGATATATTAAAAATAGATTGTTCAGTTACAGCAAAGATAGATGCAACATTATCAATATTAGAAATTACATAGGAGTAAAGCATGGCTTACATTGGACAAGCACCAACACCTTTACCATTAACTGCTACTGATATTCCTGATCTTCCAGCAACAAAAATTACATCAGGAACTTTCCCAGCTTTAAATGGAAGCAATTTAACAAATCTTGACGCATCAGATTTAACAGGAACTTTACCAGCCATATCAGGTGCAAATTTAACAGGCATAGCTTCTGATTTTGTTAGATTAGGTTATGCTACATCAGGATATGCTAATACGATTTCAGTTGATTATTTTACATCTACTTATGAAATCTATAAAGTTTTTGTAGAGGGTGTAAGGTGTTCAAATAATGGTCAAGTATATGGTTTTAGAGTTAATACTTCATCAGGAACAGCACAAACTAATTCTTGGTATAGAGGTATTTTTACAGGTGGATATAGAAATAACTCAGGAACAACAAATTCAGGACAAGGAACTTCAAATTGGGATAACGATATGATGAATTTATCTAACGGCTCTCCACAATCTTACGAAATGGGGTCACATGAAATAACAGTATATTTACCAACTGAATCAGATACTAGAACAAGATTTATAGTCACAGGTGGTGGTTTCGACGCTAATCACATTTATTCAAGACATGGACACGGAGTATATACTATTGCAGAAGCACATACAGGTTTAACTTTTTTAGCAACAGCAGGAACTATCGCTATTGATCATATTGAAGTTTATGGACTTAAATAAGGTAAATAATTATGGCAAATGAAAATAAAAAAATAATTTTTTCAACTGAAAACCCAAATGGTATTTTAGTTGATATGACAGAAGAAGAACTTGCAATTAGAGAACAAGATTCAATTAAAGATGAAACTCAAAAAACTATAGAAGCACAAAAAGAAGCTAATGCTAAAAGTGGTAATCAAAAGTTTTTAGACATGGGATTAACACAAGAAGAAGCAACAGCATTAACAGGATATAAACCACCTGAGGAAGAAGAATAATGGCATACATAGGAAAACAACCAGCAATAGGAAACTTTGTTAAGTTAGATGCTATAACAACTTCTTCTACAAATACTTATAACTTAACTGTAGATTCTGTTGCATTTGTACCTGAATCTGCAAATCATATGCTAGTATCTTTGAATGGGGTTATCCAAGCACCTCTATCATCTTTCTCTGTATCAGGGTCAACAATTACTTTCATACCATCATCAGGAACTTTATCTTCATCAGATAGTATTGACTTCATTATGGTATATGGAAATGTACTTGATATAGGTACACCATCAGATTCTACTGTTACAAATGCTAAAACAAATTTTGTATCAACATCATCATCTGCTGGATTACAAATAAAAGGCGATGGTACTACTGATGGAACTTTACAATTAAACTGTTCACAAAATTCACATGGAATTAAATTAAAATCTCCACCTCATAGTGCTGGTGCTTCATACACTTTAACTTTTCCAAATAATGACGGCGACGCAAATCAATTTTTAAAAACAGACGGCTCAGGTGTTTTATCTTTTGCAGACGCAGGGGGTGGTGCTAGTGACGGATTTCATGCCTACGATATGATTAGTAATGCTTCAGGAGATTTAGTTTTATCAACAGAATTATTTGATGATGGTGGAAACTATAATACTTCAAATGGAAGATATACTGCACCGAGTAATGGAAAATATTTATTTAATGCAGGTGCAACACCTCAAAGTACAACTGCAAATGTAATATTTAAAAAAAATGGTAGTGATTTTGCAGGTGGTGGAGATATGTTTGGTTATTCTAATAATAACTCAACACAAGGTATGGCACATTTAATTGTTAATCTTTCAGCAGGAGATTACATAAATTTAAACACAAATAATAATGCTTATAACAATTATATATTTTTTAATGGAGTGAAATTATACTAATATGAAAATATCTTACGCACAATCAGTACAAGTATTAACTAATACAAGTTTTACAATTAATGATGACGACTTAGACAATATAGTTTGGCATGATGGTAATACTGATAATATTACTAAAGAACAAATATTAGCAAAACAAACAGAATTACAAACTATTGAGGACGCTAAACCTGAAAATGTAAAAAAATCCTCAGGCAAACAAAAATTAAAAGACTTGGGATTAGATGATGACGAAATCCAAGCATTGTTAGGAGTATAAATTATGCCATTAATAAAATTAAACGCAACACAAGGACTTACAGGAACACTACCAGCAGTTAGTGGTGCGAACTTAACTAATATTGATGGTGGAAAAGTTTTACAAATGATAACTGCACAAGACAATACTGTAAAAAGTAGAAGTGGCGAGGGAACAGTAGATTTAGTAAGTTTAGCAATAACACCCTCAGCAACATCTAGTAAAATTTATTTAATAATGCAAACTGCTTGGGGTCACTCAGGTGGTAGTAATTCGCCATCAGCTACTATTTTTCCTGTTAGAGCAATAAGTGGTGGTGCAACAACTTTGTTATGTCAAGAAGCAGTACCAAGTGGACAAAATAATATTGGTGGTTTAGCTTCAACAGAAAATAAAGCAGAGGGAATTGAACATATACAATCTTTAGGTGGTCATTTTGTTGATAGCCCAAGTACAACTTCGGCAATTACATATACTATGAGGTTTCATATAGCAGATGCTGGAAGTCATACTTATTATATGGGTGTATCAGGTCACCAACCTAATGCTACTTACAATCATAGAATACCACATATAATAACTGCATTTGAAATGGGAGCATAAAATGAGTAAAATAACAAAAGCAATTTTTAAAATTAATCCTGAAGCAAAATTTTCTATGCAAGATATAACAGATTATAATTCTATAAATTGGGAAGATACAACACCTATATCTAAATCAGATATAGAAGCACAATTTCCAACAGTAGAATTAGAAATAGCTTTAGAAAATTTAAGGTCAAAAAGAAATGAACTTTTAGCAGATAGTGATTGGGAAGTAATTATGGCTAAAGAAAAAGGTACAACATTATCTGCCGAATTTAAAACATATAGACAAGAACTAAGAGATATTACTGAGGGCTTAACAACAGTAGAAGATGTTGAAGCTGTCACTTTTCCAACTAAACCATAAGGAGTTTAGATGCAACTTTCAAAACACTTTACATTAGAGGAGATGGAAAAATCTCAAACAGCTACAAGAAAAGGTATAAAAAATAAAGCTGGTAGTGGAGAGATTAAAAATTTAGGCGATCTTTGTTATGAAGTATTAGAGCCTGTGAGAGTAAAGTTTGATAAGCCTGTGACTATTACATCAGGATATAGAAGCCCTGAATTATCAGAAGCAATAGGTAGCAAATCCACGTCACAGCATTGTAAAGGCGAAGCTGTTGATATGGAAGTTATAGGAGTGTCTAACTTACAAGTAGCTTTATGGATTGAAAACAATTTAGATTTTGACCAACTTATTTTAGAATTTTGGACAGGAGAAGCTAACTCAGGTTGGATTCATGTATCATACAAAGATGGCTCTAATAGAAAACAAGTATTAACATATGACGGCAAATCATATACAAATGGATTACCTGATGCCAAGTGGTCAGATGGTAAATTTGCAAACTAAGGAGAAGCTATGCTAACTAAAAAACAAAAGAAACTACCAATGGCTTTACAAAAAGCTATT